GGTGTACAGGCATCTAAATGATCTGCCTCTCGTAAGGTTTCAGGTATCAGCTCTTTAGTCTCGTTATTATATGAATATATTTGCATCACATATCTTTCTAAATTCTGGTTGCAATTAGCATGGCAATATTGACCGGTCGCGTTTCGTTAGCCCAATTGCCCTCGTCCCCGTAGCTATCCTCTTTTAAAGTTTTAGCCGGCTCATTATTCGTATCTGATGGATTTTTATTTGGACTGCACCGTACCCAAGTACTGTCCGGAATAGCCCATCCGTTTCCGTCTGAACCTGTTGCAGTAGGTAAATAATGACTATGACCTTGAATACTGTGATTTTGAAAACTATTAATATTTCTTAGTCTATCTATACCTCGGCCATCGTCTAAACCTCGTAAAAAAACACCTCTAAGATCGGCAATGTTAATAACATTATTAGTTATTAAATCCGGATATAGCAAAGCCAGCCGCCAAAACTTGTCTTTGTGCAGATTGCCGTCATTCCGGTATTTAATCAGTCCCTCACGAATGTTAGTTGTAGGCAAATAAATTGCACTGCCAGTTTCAGGTAAAGACAGCCAGCGACCAATTTTTAACCAATAATATGGCTTGGTCTGATCTGTATTCTGCCAGCCGCTGGGTCGGTATACAGGGTTCCGCGGGTCTTTACCTTTACATCCATCAGGGTGATAACATTCGTACCATTCACCATCAACTTTGACTAAATCCCCGGCTTCATATTTTTCTGTGGGAATATATCCGCCAGAAACTGGCAGATGGATATCTTGACTGCCATCAAATATTACTCCTCCAATATTTCGGGCAGTTGTTAATTTATCTGCTGTATTTACCCGGCTCGGCGTAGCTTGTTCAATTAATACTCTGATTGCATCTACAACTTGATGATTATCATTACTATTAAGCGAGAACCCAGCCTGTTCAACGATTGCCGCTAGTTCTTCCTGTATGCCGTCAAACCAAGCTGCACCGGGTATTGTTGCCAGTACACCTGTTGCCGGATTACCTGACTGGAATCCATGTTTGCCCTGACCGAACTTATCTTTCTGCGCCCTGTTTTCTAGTGGTACACGTTGCATAATTACTAATCCAAATAACGAAAAATTAAAATTGAATAAGCTGGTTTTTCCTTGTCCAGCTCACATTCGATCATGCTATTGCCCCATATCCGCAAGGGTTCTGTACACTGACTCTGACAAGTAGCAGGCCTAACCTCTACACTGTCATACAAGTTAATTGCCCATGTAAACAACCAGTCTGAATCGCTATAAATTGCGTCTGTACATGCAGATTCACACGTATACAGTTTGAAGCGTTCAATCGTTGCATTTTCCTGACCTAGCCGTGACAAAATACTCAGATAACGTGTGCGCCGTACACCGCCACGATCCATAATTTTGTTATAAATAGCTGCACGACGTTCGGCTATGGTTTGCAAGCCTATAGTACAGCGACTGGGTAAACCTAGACTCAGCTCATACTCCTGAAGGATAATCTTGGCCTGACGAGGATCAGTCTCAGTAAATAGTGCATCTTCTAATGCAGCATAAACATCAAATTCTTTTGCTGTTTTAGTCAGTAAATCTTTTACTTCTGCTGTTTCCGGATTCAGTGCAATACCTGGCGGCAGCAGTTGCTGTAAAGCCGTCAGGAAGTCCATTCAATTTTTCCCATCACCGGTATTACTCCAACTGGAAACCTGATATCTGCAGCAGGGCTGTGCAGAATATGATCGTATTCACCAGTAGCATTGCTGATTGCCTGACGTAAGTGTGAAAGCAGAATAACGCCACCCTTAGCCGGCAATATCAGCTCACCATTATTGTCATAGGCAACTGGAGAAACATTACTTTCAACTACTGCCGTTAGTGCCTGCTGTACTGCAGCACGAACTTCAACCGTATCCGGCTCTATCTTTATCGAAAAATCCACAGGCTGAGGCTTGGGTGCAACTACATAAATTTCACCAAAAGGCAGTGCAGTTCTTTCCAGATGTTCCTGTACTTCAGCACAGGCCTCTTTATCCGGATAAATCACATTATCGTTATCACGGACAAAATATACAGTTACGGTACCGGCTCCTGCCAGTTTAGGAGCAGCCCATACACGGGTAACACCGCTGATCTCCTTTGCCCAGCGTACCCAGTCTGCAGTCTTGCCACATTCCCCGCCCAGCTTGCGACTATCAACTACTCGCTGCCGCAGCTCAGCTATGGTTTCAATATCAGTACCGCCTTTGATAGTAATTACCGATGCAACAGATTCAATTCCAGTAACCGGATTGGTAAGATATAACGAATCACCTGCCAGCGTATTTCCATCCTTGCCGGGTTCCAGTGCAATCAGGCGTACTGTAGCGGTGCCGTCAGCCCCAATAACTTCAGTATCAATCACCGCAAACTGCCTGCCGTCGTTACGGTTAAAAGTAGTTTTTGCTTCTATACTGAAGCCGGCCGTACCACGTACAGTTGCCGTACCCTGTGCAGCAGTTGCAGGATTACGGCTGTCACCCTGCAGCCATAGATCAACATGCAGATTTTCTAAAATCTCATCATCACACGTTTGCGGGAACAGCTGTCTGGTTCGCCAGTCCAGATGGTCATGAATACCATATACAGCAGCTGCAAGTGCACGGGCAAAAGGTAAATAGAGAGCCCTGCGTAATGTCGGGCTACTGGTGGCCAGTGGCAGTTCCTGCTCAAGTCTGCGGTTTAATTCTGCTAGGCTTTCACGGTCGTAAGGCATTTGCTACTTCCAGATTTATTGAATGATTGTCGAATTTAATCAGTAGACCAAGTACAGTGCGTTTTGGGCTGTATGCCTGAATGGATACATTGCTGGCAATACCATCTTCAATGAGCCATGAAAGTGCCGATTTTGCGTAATCTTCAGCCATCCTGAGCGTTTCCGGAATATCTTTACTGCGGTTTAATTCCCACAGCCTGCTTCCCCATTTATCCTGATTTGTCAGACCATCCGCCCACCAGCCACGGCCAACCGTACCGTCTGCCTCTATACCGCGTGCGTCGCAATACAAACTTAATACCACTGCACCCAGTAATTCATTTTCATATAGATTAAACGGAATACCGTATTGCAGATCCAGCACTACTTTTGTCATTACGAGGGTGCTCCACTATTTCCGCCACCCGGAGTCACACCGGTATGGGTATGAGTTTCCAGAATTACGCCTTTGGAGGAAACTATCTCACCATCTATCTTATCCGCTTCTAATCCGCCATTAATATTGGAACCGCCTAATGCCGAAATATTGAGAGCACCGCTAGCTATCTGCTCAATCGAACCAGTTGCACTCATCGAAACATTGCCATCGGCCTCAATCGTGAAGCTTTTACATTTGAGTGTTACATTACCATCCTTATCCATTTTCAATAACTGTCCGAACTGGGCATACATTGCCGATTCACCAGACTGTAATTGTGGTGAATATTGAGGATGTTCACAGCCCACCACTATCATATGATCGCGGCTGCCACCTACAGCTACAGCAACCACCGTCGAACCGGCAGGAGGGTTTCCGGAGTATCCGAAATTCTGTACACGTTCTACCTCTTCACGTGTCTCACCCTCAAGCAGATTGACCTGTAACTCCTGCAAACCGGCATTCTTAACAAAATTAACTATACCTCTGGCTACCAACAGTCTGAGTTTCTGCATTGGATTCATAATTAAAAATCAAAGTCCTCGTTAACATATCCCGAACGCTTACGGCCACGCTTGCCGCGACGTTTGCCTTTACGCTTACCCTTACGTCCCTTATGTTTTGGTTTTGGATTTTGGGCTATCGTGTCAAAAGCATCCGGATTGGCGACATTTAAGCTGCAGACAGTTCCTTCATTCTCATTTTTGGTATAGATAAGCGAAGCAATAATCATCTCTGCTTCTGTCTTGTGAATATGTGCAGAATTAACAATTACCCTTAAGCCCGGAGCCCAAAGCGGTCCCATATCGCCGCCCTGCCGCCAACTCTGTACGCGTACATTAGCACGGTCAGCCTTTCCGCGTCGTACCGTAACTTCATACTTAGCACGTTCTGCAGGGTTTTGTGTCTGGTCTTCAGCCAGAATAATCAGCGGCCGGTATCGGCTGACCGTACTGTCCTTTGCTGAGCCTTTTGTATCATGTTTGCCGTGTCTGCCCTGCCCTTTAACAATGTATTCCGCAAACTGCTGCGTTTCATCCTGCTGCAGTTCAGCAGATAATATATTCTCTCCCTGCGTCAGTGCCGTCAGTGCCATTACCCGTCCGGGTAAATCAATGACCAGACGGCCTGTCCCGTCTGTCCACATCATTAGAGCCTTCATACGTAACAGTCGAGTTAGTGCATCCTGAACAGTTTCTCCGTCTTCCAGTGAAAAACTGTGAACCGGTTCTGTAGCCTTTTGAGCACCACGCTGGCCAATTACCACACCAATTCCAAAAGGCATACACAAATCCGTAGCAATTTGCTTTACTGTGGCACTTTTCCACTGGCCAGACTTGTGAATAGCAGAACTGTCAACCAGATCTGCTGTTTTATCACGGCCATCAACATTGAACCATGTCTGGTTTGCGTCATAGCCGGCATGTACTCTGTCAACATAGCCAGTTACAACTGGTTCATCATCAATTTTCACCACACATACATCGCCAGGTTTAATTGGCCGGTCTTCAACCTGATCCGGCCAGTGCTCAGTCACTTTCAACGAAAAGCCACCGCTCATCTGCTCAATCCCGCGTTCAATGGTAATTTCTTTCCACCCACCATAAATCTGATTATTAATCAGTAGAGTACAGTTATTTGGCATCTCTAATCACCTCTACTTTGCCGGCATTCACAAATAACGGGTGTCTGATATGATTGCGGGCAATAACATCTTCATAACCATCAATCGTGCCATTAACCTGGTAAGCCAGTACCAGTGCCGGCTGCACTGCTTTGCTCTGCAAAATACAGGTATCGCGCAATAATGGCAGACGTGCCGTCGCGGTTTGTATAACTTGAGCACGTACATCCTGAAAGGTACTGAATACTTCATCTGTACACTGAATCAGCTCATTATCCAGCTGCGCTATTACTTCATCTCGCGCAGCAATGATGTCAGCCTTACTGTCATAATCTGCGGTAGCTATGTCCTGTGCCTGACTCAGCACAAAATTACGCCGCACTGCATTGGCCAAACTGGGCGGTAAAAGCGGAATATCACGTACATTCTGCTGAGCATACGGATAAGTCCATTGTGGGCGATTGGATTGCTGTAACAATGGATCAATCTGCGGATAGTCTGGTTGCTGATTAGATGACGGTAACCATTGCGACCCGTTCTGTGGCTGCAGAGACTGTCCGGATAACTCCCGCAATGTACGGTGGCCGGCATCAATCGGCGTCGAAACATAAAAAGATGTTGAATTGGCCATCATTCGGCCTAAATCAAGTTTGGTACCGAAAGGTAGTAATTGAATGTGCGTAATCTGATAGATTAGCCCGCTTATCCGGTAATACAGTTCTAGCGGCTTAGACAACATATGCCTGCCACTATCAATAATCGCCTTGATTTTAGCCAGTGCTTTTTCAGCCGGTAACAAATAAGATTCAAGGGCAGCCAGTAACGAATCTATTCGTACGGCGGCCATATCTACCCAGCCTGCAATATCATTTAACCAGTTATTTAAAAAATCCAGACCGGCAGCCTCTATAGCCTCATCAATCAAACTTTCCAGCAAACCGGCAGAATCTTCCTGCGCATCAGGCTCCATGTTTTCACCGGCTTCAACAAAAGCCAGATCAAACTCGAATCTTCCTCCGGAACAGCGCGGATAATGCACACGCGCATGCTGTTCGGCCACAGTTACAAACTGTGAACCATAAAACGGGTGAATTAGCGTACCGCCTCCGGGACTTTCCAGAGCTTCCACCAGCGCATCGTGCGCATCCTGATTCATAACAAAGGCAGCGAAACGGAAACAGCGTGCGTCACGCCCTAAATCTTCCAGATATGGAATGTCGCGATAAGGATACTTATGTAAAACCATCCGACGACCGTATTCTGCATCGGATTCTTCCACATAAAACGGCACAGACTTAAATGAAGCCGGGCGAACAGACATGGCTAACCTCCGCCTACACCGGCCAATCCAAGATTCAGCCGGGTATTATTATTGCCTTTGGCTTCAGTTTGCACGCCAAAGCCCGGCGGAGCTGTGATTTTAACAGTGATATTGCCCTCAATTTTCGACGCTTTCACCTGTGCTACCAAAGCCTGCTCAATTGCCTGAGCTTTGGCTACAACGGAATCACCAGATTTAGTGATTGCCTGTGCGGTCTGACGCGGAATATCGCCGCCCAGCCCCATGGCTGAGCGGTTTTTATTGATTTCCGGCAGACCTGCTGCCAGATTGGGTATTTTTTTCGAGCGGGCATATTGCTGCTGTAGCTGAAACATTCTTGCATCTTCACCCTTATTCAGCTCCTCAGAATGAAATAATGCCGCCATTCCGAAACTTGAACGGGCACTAAGCAATCCTGATACACCCCGACCAATTTGGGTTGCAGTCTTTCCTGCGAGTTGCCCGGCACCACTGGTAGCCGCTTTCCCGGCAAACTGGCTTGCCCCTGTCACCGTTTTCCCAATAAACTGGCCAGACTTAATCGCAACATTCCCGGCAAATTTTCCAGCCCCTGTCACTGCTTTACCTGCCAGCTTACCGACAGTACCGGCCGCTTTGCCAGCTATTCCAGCTGCCTTACCAGCTATACTGGCTGCCCTGCCAATCAAACCACCGCCGCCTCCGGTTAGTTTTGTAAACAGAGCACCACTAACACCCGCTGCGCCCAAAGCGGCAGCACCATAGCCAGCTCCGGTTAACGCCGTGGAAAATTTCGGAAATGCATTGGCAAACTCGACCAATTTTTCTGAAGCAAGGCCCAATCCGTTATTGAATGGCTCAAATGCTGCCTGAGTTTTTATATCTTTCTCGTTACTCAGTTGATTAACCTTAAAAGAATTACTGTCTGCAATCAAAGCAAAGTTGTCGTCCCCTACACCTTGAGCCGCCAGTACCTGCTTGCGAATTTCCCCCATTTGCTCTCGCTGGCTAATCATTGCAGCCAGAGCTGCACCAGCCTGTCTATCGTTTACCACATTACCGATAACAGAGCTTTGGACTACAGAACCAATTTTATCCCACGTTTCTGCTGACTTATCTCCGGATTTTGCAGCTTTGGCAGCCTCAGCCTTCGCCTTCTGAAAACGTTTATCTTGAGCCACAATTTTATCTATGGTCTCTAGAAATACATCCAGCGTATCTTTATCTCGTAATAGTCCGTTTTTATATTCTTTATTTAAATCAATATCAAAGTTTTTTCTAAAAGCAGTAATTGTGTCATGACTTTTCAGTTTTTCCAGTAAATTGACTACATTGTTACCAGCAATATCCGCCGTACCAGCTGCTGTTCGTGCAACCTGATTAAGTGCAATTAAATGGGCAAACCCCTCCTCACCGGTTATGCCCACTTTTGCTGCTGCAGAAGTCTGCTCTGGTAACATTTTTGCCATATCTTTTAGCTCATAGCCACCTAGCTGACCTCCTTTACCGGCAATTTCAAACAAACGATCAATCCGTTTTGGTGAAACACGCATATTTTGCACACCGGCTAATGCAATTGCAGCCATCTTTTCTGATTCTGCATCAAATGAAGTAGAATATTTTTGTATTGTAGGTAATGAGGCCATAGAATCTTCCGCATTCATCACCCCTGAAGCAATAATCGAATCTAATGCATTGGCGGCACTTTCCCGTGTACCTCCATATCGACGGATAGCATCATTAACCGCCGCCTCTAGCTGCTTTGCCCCTTCTTTGCGTTGAGCAAATGATTCACCTGCAAACGCAGTATTAGACATATGCCGCATGCGCAGGTCAAAATCCATTGTTTTCTTTGCAGGTTCCTTCAGCATCCATGCTGCCGCCATAGTACCCGTAAATACAGCACCTGCTTGCTTCGCCCTGTGAACTTCTTTCTGCAAAGACGACATCTGCTCATACGCTTGACGGGATTCCCGCCGAACCGTGCGCAAATCATTTATCAGTCCGCGAAAATGTCCACCGAGGCCGGCTTTGCGTATCTTGTTGTCAAGCGAAGTTACTTCATCGGTACTGCGTCTGAAAACCTTGCTTAAACTGTCCGCATTGGCCGTGATTTTTACCAGGATATTTTGTATCAGGTTCACCAGTTGTCCTCAGCTTCCAGTCAGTTCATTAACATAAGCGTAAAAACGCACTTCCGGCAGATTCAGAATATCAGCTTCAGACCAGCCGGTATGTTCTGCTAACAGCAAAATTGCTCTTAGCAGGTTTCGTCTTTTTTTGTTTCTTGCGTCTCTTCCTCATCAAGTCCGGTAAACGCTTCAAGCAATATCGAATAATCAGTCAGTGCCAGATCACTAATCATTTTCGTTGTAACTACACCATCCCAGTCCGCCACTCGCTCAATACAGATAGCAATAAGTGCCGCCCTGAATGCAATATCACCCCCTTTTGAAGATATATCCTGTTCGGCCTGAATCAGATCTGCAACCCGCGGCTGCCGTAAAGTCAGCGTTTTATAAGTTTGGTCACCAATACTAAACCCGTGTTTTAACTCAACCAGTATACTTCTCATGTTTCCACCACCAGATAAAAAATTAGGCAGCCTAATCTTAGGCTGCCGTACAGTGACAAAACAGGGGAAATTTATGCAAAATTATTCCGCGTTATATGCTTTCAGCGCATCTTCGTAATTCATATTGACCCGTTTCTTACATTTTGCACGTGATTTCTCAAAATCTTCTTTCTCTTCTCTCACAATTTTACGAGTAATAGCTGTATCTGATTTCAATTGTCTTGATAGAGCACCTGCATAAATAGATAAATCTCTTAATGCTGTATCACAGGAAGCATAAGGATTCATTACGTCTGACTCAGGAAAATACTTTGTTCCGATACTGTTTACCTCAGCTTCACTATAGGGATTCATCATATAGTTAGGTAAATCTACTAAAACATATTGATCAATAATTTTATACTCCCCTAGTTTATAGGCATCTTTTATATACAATTCATCATCATTGATTTTCTTCAATAATTTAGTTGCAAAAGATTTAGCTTCTTCCGGTTTGAGTGGTTCAGCTATTTCAGATACATCGACGTTTTCCGTTTGTGAGCTAACAGCTTCACTTATTGCTACTGAAACTGGCGAAGCATCTTTTACAGAAGTACCATCAGACTCGCCGCAACCAGCTAGAGATATTGCCAGTAGTAGTATCAGTAGTTTGTTCTTCATACGCCTCACCCTTAATCAAAAAAAGGATTATATGAGAAAAAGCGAACTCACAAACAGCAAAAATGCACAAAAAAGCCAGCTAATTTCTGGCTTATGTTGTTACCAACTCTCTATATGATAGTTTTTATAAACTTTACCTTTAATTTCATGATGAAAATGAGGAGTGTTAACTTCCCCGCCGGCGATAACATCTCCAAGTGACAAAACAGGGGAAATTTATGCAAAATTATTCCGCGTTATATGCTTTCAGCGCATCTTCGTAACTCATATTGACCCGTTTCTTGCATTTGTCCCGCGCTTCTATGTATTTTTGCTTTTCCTGCCGCATCAATTTTCGCCTGTCTGCCGTATCTTCTCTGACTAAATCAGCCAGAATACTGGATAAATGCGCCAGTTTAGTTAATGCCGTATCACACGAAGTATACGGACTCATAACATCGGAATAAGGGAAATATGGTGAACGGAAAGGAACTTTGGATTCAACTTCACTATAGGGTGTTTTCATATACTCAGGCACATCATGCAGAGTATATTTCTTTAATGTCTCATACTCCCCCAGCTTATAGGCATCTTCAACAAACTGCTCATCATCAGTGATTTTTTTCAGCAGATTGGCAGCAAATGCTTTTGCTTCAGCAGGCGTTATATTATTTTGTGATGGCTCTGATTCCTGAAATTCTTTCGACTTTTTTAATTCCGCAGTATTAACTGCAGTGCTTTCCGCAGAAGAGTCAGGCACTGATACTTGCGGAGCTGAAGAAGCATCCGTCACAGAAGTACCATCAGACTCGCCGCAACCAGCTAAAGATATTGCCAGTAGTAGTATCAGTAGTTTGTTCTTCATACGCCTCACCCTTAATCAAAAAAGGATTATATGAGAAAAAGCGAACTCACAAACAGCAAAAATGCACAAAAAAGCCAGCTAATTGCTGGCTTATGTTATTACCAACCCTCTATATGATAGTTTTTATAAACTTTACCTTTAATTTCATGATGAAAATGGGGAGTGTTAACTTCCCCGCCGGCGATAACATCTCCATTAGATTTAAACCGCCAACCTATGTTGATATTGCCGCCCACCATAATGTTTTTCATAGCGCATCCCTCTTTATAAAGATTGGCAATCAGGGAGCTTTTTGTATTTACCTCTCCTTTAACTTTCAAGCCTCCTGCAACCAGAATCGAACCCTCGCAATAAAGGTCACCATTGACAATGAGATCCCCCGCAAACGCTTTGGTTTCGCAATTAAGGTTGTCAAGTTCTATAACTGTTTTTGATGGCGGTATTTTTTCCAAAATAGTACACATCAGAGGCCAGCCGTCACTAATTTTGGCCAACTCATCAAGTACCTCCTGTAAATCCGCTATTCCGGTTGTGAACTTCTTATTAAACCAAGCAATATCTTCTTTATAGGGAACAATTTCTTTCCATAAATTTTCTGTAATAATCATATTATCCACCTTAAGCCTCGTTCCTGATTTCTACTGCTTTTTTCATCACCTTTTCACACATATTTAGTCGTATATCTAAGGTTTGCAGCAGCTGATCCATTTCTTCTACTGCCAGCGTGCTTGAATTAGTTATCGCTAACAGATTGAGAATACCGCCCAGTGCCTTACGCGTACCGTAAAGCATATCCAGTGCATCATTTAAATCCGGTTTATCTTTATTCATTGGGCACCTCCGGAAATAACTCGCGAGACCACCCAACCTGAGGCGGTTTGCTGGATATTGAAGCGGAAGCTGATATTGCTGTGCACGGTAATTCGCTCAATAAAATTACTGGCAAGGTCAAGAGAGCGAAAAGTACGGATTGGCTGGGAAACAAGAGGTGGGCGTTTGTACGCCGAGCGAATGCTCATAATGTTGCCTTTCGAGTTAGTCATAAAAACTCCCTCATGCTGCTAAACATGCTGGAGACGGACGATTGCAGGGTTAGCAGACCGGTACTCGAAACCGGCAGGCCGAAGCCTCCCCACCATCGCCCGCCATTGAAAGGCATACTAAGGTGTTTACAGATATAAAAACACCGCTTAACACTTGACGTGCTCATAGCGGCTATCTGCCGAGTAATCCGGGCTGCTAAACCCGTGTGACCTATTGAAGCCACATGTTCATTTAACAATAACATCGAAGGCTTGTCAACACTGATTCTGAACAAAACCAGAATAGCTGTTATAGGAGAATGATAAAAAAAACCTCCTGTGAAGAAGGAGGTCAAGGAGATATATACTAAAAACCCAACAACAAATACGTCAGCACAACTCAGCTGGCGCACCGCTCATTTTAATATCCACTGAATTTTTTGACAATTCGACTAGTTCAGTTGTACCGGCATTTCTGATCAGATAACGCTGGCCTGAATCTGTCTCAAAGGTTAGAGTCTGGTCACGCAAACGCTGCAGCATAGTTACATCCAGATTACCGGTATGAACCAGTTTAAACTTCACAACACCGGGCTGATTTTCTTTAGTATACAACCCCACAAAACCCAAGGTACTTAAAGCCGCTTCGCTCACCGGACCGCCCACTGTCAGCGTGGCATCAGGTTCGGAATGCACCCTTTGTCCGTTAATACTGATATAACACATACCGGTTACGCCGTTATTATTCGCCATGATTTATCCTTTACAGTCGGTATTGAACGGCTGCAGCAAACGTTCTGAACTGGTTGACAATATTAGGTGGTAAAACAGCATTTACCCGGTCCATATCAGTTTTACTGCGCACAACAATCCGGTTTTTCTTGGAAGTCTCAACATCTTCAACAATACCCATTTCCTCCAGATCACGCTCAATTGCTGTGATTTCATCATTAATTGCGTTAGGAGTCACAAATTTCTGTCCCGGAGCAATATTGGTACCATTGTTTACCAGTTTGTGCCGTGGCCATTTAGCTGCAATACGCGCTCGTACGACATAGCGGTAATAGTCTACAGTCCATTTTGTTTCCAGACTCATCAGACTTCGGTCATCCAGTCCGAGTGCATTTTTCTGGTAATACGTCACCACCCTCTCCAGCAGTACCGTGCCCTGAGTATCAATGGTGACTGTTGAAATACCGTCTTTAACCAGCAATGCCCGTTCACCATAAATGAAACGGTCCTGGCTTCGCGGAGCTAGTACACCCGGAATGGCCACTGATTTCAGCGGCAATGCCGGATCATTACTACCATACCATTCACATGTCAGACCGAAAGCTGTAGCCAGCTCAGGTACCCATGTAGGAGAGTTTTTCAGCCCGAGACAACTTCCATGAGCGGAATTGCGCTTTTCACCGAATGTGCTCAGTTGCGCATGAGTGCCACGCATTGCTGAGAAAATATGACCGGTTTTCATATTCATACCGCCCCAGCGCGCAGTCATATCCGCATCAATTTGCAGCCAGTTCATATCATCGTTATACGGGCAGATAATCGTATAAAACTGCTCTTCACTAACCGCTGCTAGCGCATTAGCAATAACGGGCGCACCACTGCCACCGCTGAGTTGGCCAATACTGCCACTACCACCAGAAATATTCACTGTAATGCCGTTAGGCAGGCTGTCGCCATCATAATACTGCCATGCCACCTCAAGACCATTACCTATATCGCCTGCATTTTTCGCTGTCAGTGTGACAACCGCATCGCTCACTGCTGCAGTGACTGGCAGGTCTGCATTCTGAGCCAGAACAGCCTGAATATGTTCCGCAATCATTACAGCAGAATCACCGCTGGTAACAGTAATTTGATGCTGTATGCCGCCGACGTAAATATTCAGTACCTTACTTTCCACAGCTGAGCCGGCCACCGTAATAGTAGCAGAAGCTGCCACTCCGGTATTTTCTACAGCAATGGCGTAAACATCCATCATACCAAGACTATTAAATACATTTTGCATAGCTTTAGACATACAGTGCAGTACAGAACCCTGTCCATATTTTGCACTGGCATCATCTGCATTGAGCAACCGCTTCGGTACCAGCAACGGTTCGTCAGAACTGTCCAGTTTCTGGCCGATCAGCAGCACTTTATGTTCCATAATAGCCGGACCGGATATGGCCGCGCTTGGATCAATCTCAAGAAAAACACCACCTAGTGGCGTATCACCGGAAATAGTATCAAATGTAATATTATCAGCCATCATTTACCCTTCACAGGCTTTACTTCAACCAGATCACCATCGGCTATTCGACGGCGGTAATAGGCAGTTAACGGCAGCATTTGCCCTGTCTCTACCACATACCCCATACCGTTTTCCAGCCTTACTTTTAAGCCATTTGCCGGCTTAAGGTTCATTTCTTCCATCACTTACTCCATATTCAATATTCATCTCAGCATCTGGTACACTTCTACTAAAATCTCTGTTAAGCCACTTTTCATGTTCCGCACGACTCTCATGCGGTTCAATATCAATAAGTGCATTAACGCCTTTCAAATCGCTGACAATCACATTGGGCGGATACATATCCTGCGGTACCTCACCCTGTTCGTTCATATTGGCCTCATTCAGCGGTCCATAATTAATACGTAGCACAAACCAGCCATATGGAACCTTGCTTTGTGCCGAAAACTCCACAAAATCTAGTTCAATATGCGGCAGCCCACCGGTATTACGCAAAAATGCCCTTAACTTTGAAAACAGCGCTAGTTCAGCTACTTCAACCAGTCCACCTATCTGTTCAGGATCATCTGCCGGTTCCACTTCCAGCTGGCCTGTTATCAGCACTCGTAACGAGCTTGACCAGTCATCACGAACGACAATGCGTTCCAGCAAAATGGTAATCACACCCTGCAGCAATTCATCTCTGCGTAAATCTGTATGGTCAATCAGACTTCGGTTAACCAGTACATCAGGTATTGCGGTTTCAATTCCGGCCTTGAGGTCATCCAGATATTGCTGAAAACAGTTCATTATCCGAATACTTCCTTCAGTCCGAGCACAACATAATCTTCAATAATGTCCTGCAGCTTTGGCGCCACCTTTTCATATGCTGGCTGCCAGAAGGGATGTGCACGTGTACCAGCTCGGTAGATATGTTTTTTCAGCCTGTGTGCATCACTTTCCGGATCTTCAGAGCCTCGCGCGCGGAACCAGTCAATTAAAGGATGAATAGGAGGGTAATATCCCGGCTTAGTGCCTTTCTCAACATAATAGGCATAACCGACATGTGGATAGATATCCCTTTCAAACACATTCGGACGCTCAGGATAAATACTGTTCAGCAAGGTCGTCAGTGCGATACTGTCGTTTTCACGCAGCTTGTCACGTGCTGCCTGTACCATTGTCATCGCTGCTCTGTCCAGCCCGCTGCCCAGTTTCCTTTCCATTACCTTAGGAGCACGACTGAATCCTTCAGTCACCTTTTTATGGTCGATATTGAATTCAAATCTCATCGGTACGCCCGTGCTTTAAATTCATCCATAAGAGTTATATACAGATATGCAGGCGTACCGTTCATAGGTGTACTGCTGATACCCTCGCGCAACTGGTAAGACTGAGTAGTATTTTTCATAGATATTTCACGCATCGCCTCAACCTGAGCACGCAAAATCAATAGTCCTATCTCTTCGTCATTCAGAGAACATTCATCCTCAGTCAATACATGGGCTGCTGTATAAATCAACTGACAGCATGAACCAATAAGCCGTTCCTGCAACACCGTTGGAGCAGGATCCGCAAACAGAACTAGCTTACCTTCAGGATCACGGAATACCCGCCATTCCGGTAATGCACCAACATAGCTATCATCCCATGGACGCTGAGAGGATTTCGCACTTATCCCCCAGTTGCATTTATGAATACGAATCAGGTCTGCAGGACACGGATATCGGTCGCGTCCTGCAGCAACCTTAATTTCAGCAATCTTCAGCTGAGGTCGTATCTCAGATAGTGCAGCCAGAGCGACATCAATATGCCGCTCAATAGCGACCTCATTAAATGCTCGCTTAGAATCAAGTAAACTGGCACCATATCTGGATACGATATCATTGCGCATGCGAGTCCTGCCCTCCGGAATTATCATCAGTTCCTTGTCCGTTACCGCCAAAAAATGATTCCATTCCATCACCTTGCATATTGCTTGACAGACTCAGAGTGCGTTCAGAAATTGCACTCAACACCCCTTTTCTATGCTGTCCGAGCTGTTCCAGCTCACCTAATTTTTCAAGGTCTTCAATAGTCAAGTCTTCGATACCGGCAATCACCCCAGATACATTCTTCTTTAAAAGTTCAGTCAGAGGATCGGGCGGTTGTGCAGCACCAGAACTTTGGCTGCGTTCCGAAGCCAATAATCGCTCATCAACAAAACGAGTTTCACCCGGCGGTACCAGAATAGTGCCGATAAAAACCACATGTTCAGCAGTATTGGTAAAAGGTTTGACGGCCATGTTTATCCCCTTCCGGAAAGAGCTTGGCCGCTGTAAACCACAATAGAGGTATAGCGGTTAGAAATAGGATTAGGCGTATGAATTGCATTGTATTCTTCGCCATAAGCAACCTTTTTACCCAGAGGCTGGCCTTTTCCATTCATCATTTCAGTCAGTTCACCAGTAGCAAATGGCTTAACCACGGTATAAGCAGTGGTTCCGCGCGAGCCCATAATAATCCGGCAGTCACCCATATCAGTTTGCGGAGCATTTGTACCAAATACCGACACATCCTTAATCCGTGCTAAATCACCAGTAGCAGCTGTGTTGGTACCATCACGCTTCATTGAAATAACAAACTGTTCAGCATTCGTGATCGTGTCATTTAGTGTAGGACTCATGAGCATAAAATCCGGAGTTTCAAAGCGCGTACCTGATAACATGGCCTTTTGCGCTCCTACTTTCTGTAACAGCTTGTTTAAATATTTCTCATAATCCACATCGTGTGGATTATCCAGATTGAATTTAATAACATTTGTGGCATAACTGTAGGCGATTGTGGCTTGAGAAATACCCTGAAGAGGATCGCCCGCTTCATTTACCAGCTGTATCTCACCATAATTCAGATTAACCAGACGATAGTAAGTTCCGGAAGACTGATCACCACTACCATCAAAAGCAGGCACCTTTTTACCGTTAACAGTAATTACAATCGGGTTACGCGGTTGATCTACCGGGTCGCCTTGCAAATTGATGGCCTGATATGGCCGCACTATCGGCCAGTTTTTGGTACATAACATACCGGTGTCAGCATCAACAGTTACAGCCTCACTTAATACATCACACGCCATATAACTGTCAGCTGCACGCTGAATTTCATTGATAATGCGTCGCGCTACCAGCTCGCGCATAATGCGGGCATTAACTTCAATGTTACGTGCCAGTGCATCCCAGTTAATCATTGATGAGCGGGTAAAATGAATAACCTCATTAGTAACACTCAGTGCCAGCTTCATCTGAGTTACATACGCCATATCCATACGCTGCTCAACACCGGCACTTGGAATGGGTTGTCCCTCTGAAACTATTCCGGAATTAACAATTTCGGTAGTCTGACGCTTTTCATATGGTATCTGGGTTGTTTGCTGCGCAGTAAAATCTGTCAGCGTTCGAACCAGATTCAATACATTCAAATCGTGCAACGATTCGCGAATAACTTCACGCACCACGCCATAAGGCAGTGTCGTGTTTGTCATACTCGTGCCACTGCTGGATAATTTTTTATGTTCTTCGGCCAGTTCTGGAGCAAACCTTCGATCATATTCGGACAGAATCTTGCTAATAAATACAGTAGGCTTTGCATCCAGTGCCAGATTACAGGCGTTATCAGCCCTTTTCAGATGATTATGGTAATACTCACTCAACTGTTTAACGCTGTTATCAGGAACAGTAATATTCGGAGTACCGGCTACCTGATAACCCATTGATGACAGTGTACGTGCTGCAATCAAAGACTGGCCATGTGTAATTTGATGCTGTGCCAGTGCCTTAATCTGAGTCTCAGTCATATCTCTGGATAATAGAGAAATACCTTCTTCAGATAATTGTTTTTTCATGTCATCTGGTAAACCATCAACTTTATTAATTTCTTCTGTCAGGAGTTTTTCCGCTTTAGCCTGTGACTGCTGCTTTTCTTCCTCCTCTTTCTTAACTTCAGCCAGTTGTTTGGCAACAATACTAGCTATTTGAGCTTCAGACAGCATTACCGGATTATTTGCCTGTTGAGCAGAACTTGTCTTACCTCCCGGATTATTACTGGTATTATCAGACGGATTATTAGTCGTATTAACAGATGTATTATTCTGCTGAGAAATAGGTGCAGCCGGCTCTGACAGCTTTTTAGCCGTACCTAGTAAAGACGACACAATTTTATCCGTTTTTTCCTGTGGCATATCCTCAGTGATTGATAATTCCGCCAACTGTATAACTTCATTAATTACAGGCTCAGTATATTTAAGCTCTGACAGCTTTTTCTTTAACTTCTCAATTGCTTCCATATTCGCTCTCGCATTTTTTAAAATAGATTCAGCCAACTCAGCTAAAATAAACACATCACCGTCGGCTTCACACGACAGCGTTATAGGATCTAAACGTTTAATCACTGGGCGCACAGTCAGACCGGCACCTAATAGCGTTGCTCCATGACAAGCCCCAGCCTCGTTATCTTGCCAATTGTCACAAAATTCAGCAGATAAATAGACAAATCCACGTTTTTGCACGGCCTCCAAACCATAATCTGTCCATTCAACCAGCGCACGCAGCCGCGAACCTTCAATACTCAGTTTGATGATTTTCGCAGCAGCACCTTTAGCAAAATCATGATTTACATCCAGAAATACTTCCTGCCCGATAACCTTCTGGTCAAAATTACGCACCATTGACAAAAGCATATCGTGAGTAATTTCAAACTTTCCGTAACGCGGGTCTGAAAAACTGCCTTCCCTGGTCACTGTTACCCACGATGTCTGCTTATCCTTACCGGGTAATGTAGCCTTCGAAGACAAAACCCGGTAAACATTCTTTTTATCAGCACCCATAGACCTACCCTTTATCAATAAGAGCAGATTAACCAAAGCAATAAAGACAAAAAAGGGGATAAATAAGCAATAAAAAATGCTCTCTTCACGAGAGCGTTTTCATTCTTTATGGATTAATCTAATGTGGGTGTTAAATATAGACATGCTTGTAAACGGCCTCAACATAGCTAAACGTATTAGGATGAGCCGGCCACGGACAGGCATCTACTGGATATACACCTGCACCTAAATCATATAAATCAGCAGTAGCATGCGTGTCACAGATATCCTTGCGCGGATGTCGCGGCGATAGCATGAAACGTAGACCAATTGCGTCAGGATCTTCCCGGACCATTTGAATATAACGTTGGCCATGAGCTCGATTAATCTCCGTACGTAATACCCGCTTAAATTTCATACGAGCATTGTCATTACTCAGCAACATATTATGTAAACGCTTGGCAATATCAGCACCACCGGCTTCTTTTAATGCCATTTTCAATTCTGCTGATTTATTCAGCAAATGTCTGGTGGCCTTTTCAGCATCCCAGCCACGCTGTACCGCAACGTCTACGACAGCTTTCATGCTTTGAGCAGCACCGGAATGGATTCTCCATAAACGTGCCGATAAGTTTAATCCGTCACGCATGGGTGAGTTAATCAGATAATTAACCGTCAGCTGCTCCGCCTGTTTATTCACAGGTCGCTTCGGGAAGCCCAGTCTGGCAAAAATCACAGCACTGGCAATACCATCATATAACAAACTGTTCTGCGTCGTTTCCAGCCGCTTTAATTCAGTATTAATAAATTCGTGAATATTTGCCAAATCAGCCAGACCAATATCATTAAAAGCAGCAACGAATTCTTCAATTCTGTCTGCAGCATGCCGGTAATTGGCATCACTGCTTTTTTCCAGTTTTCTAATCAGCTCCCACGTTTTTTTTAAATCAGGCCGGCTTAGTGGAGCTTCCGGAATATCAGATATGTCATCCATTACTTATACTCGTAGCACTGTCCCCTTTGCGTGCATTACTTGGCGTTATACTAATTCTAGGCTGTGAAATATCAGGATACGGGTCATAATTTTTCTCATCATTTTCACGTCTGGCTTCTACATCTTCCGGGTTATAACCCAGTTCCTCCCAGAGCATAGAATCCGGCAAACCCAAAGCTTTCAGTTTCAGCACTCTGTCAGTAGTCTGGCTGAGAGATTCAGTACGTCGTTCTGCAAATGAAATTTTAAAATTTTCAGCATCTGCATTAACACCTTTTAACAGCAAATGTAACCTGAACCCCTGCTGATATACCCATGCCAGAACATCCTGCAGCTGATCAACTTCATCAAAATAATCACGCTTAAGGTCTTCAAGAATGTCACGGGATAATCCATCTGTATAGCCGGCTAGTCCTTTCGGAACAGGACTGCCGGAAAAAAAGGAGTCCAGCAGATAAACTACATCATTAATTTCGCCCAGATTCACATCGCCCTGAATAGCAGAAACTGTCCCTTTTTTATTCATATAAAAATCAGTTGCAATCTGGTCTTTATTCGCTTCCACATTAGCCCGGTATTCTTCCAGTTCATCCTTGGACGCATTTTCCATTACATGTGCCAGACGCATAGGACTGCGAGCGCGGCGGCGTATAACCAAATCTGTATCTGTCATACGTAATTTGCGCCATATTTCCCTGCAGCCATCCAGAAACGGCCGCCCCATACAGCTTAAATCATCAAAATTATCAGGATCGTTACGTGCCAGAGTCAGCTGCCATAACGGAAACACTGCCAGATTCTGGCCTGTACGGTAATCATACTGAACAAATGCTTCTTTTATATCCTTAAACCGACCATTCACCCCTACTTTCGGAAGTATTGTTTCACTAGGCATCCTAATGCCTGCAACAACATTACAGTCCTCATCCAGCACCCATTGTATGGGCAGATTACCCTCTATAATCAGCCCGCGTGCATCAGATTTCAGCTTTTGCGCATTATTCAGCTGCAACCTGTTAACAAACGCATGCCATTCTTGCTGAACCAGAGATGACGGATCAGATTGAATAATTACCAGCCCACCGCGTGTTACATCACGTGCTATCCTGTCATGAATCCGTTTTACTCTGCCATCAGCTTTATCCATCATCCGAATATCATGAATCACAGCTCGCAGCTCATAATCTACAGTCTGCAAGGCAAATTCCAGCCGTGATAATCTTTCCGGAGTGGGTCTGTAACCCAGCTCAGAAGTATTCATATGCTCAGCCTGCCCAGTTACCGCTGTTTTTCTGGCAAATCTATTTTTCAGACTAGAAACAATACCCATAATAATTTCCTAATAACTGATCTTGCGTAACATAACGGGTTGCCACCGCAGTGGGTACCGTACTATCTCTGCCAGCTGTAAATAATGCAAAAAGACCTGCACAGGCGGCATCAAACAAATCATCACCTATTTTTGGATTGGCCATTTTATATGAATTGTAAGCAGCATTTTTGGCCGGTGCCGACTTCACATTGCCTAATTGCCGGATAAACAATGCAAAATCACTACTCTCTTCATTTATATTGTTTAGACAGCTTGGTCCCCAATTCGTATTGGCACTGCTTTTTGTTTTAAGAGCATCTGAACCATCATCAATATAAGGAATTGCAGCCTGACCATTGTGGAAAGCCGCCCGCAGCAAACTTGCCATATTATGCTTAGTCATACCCTCAAAACGGATAGGTGCAAACGGCCATTGTATCCATGTACTGGCGGTACTTTGTCCATCACCAATACTGCGCCGGTCGATTTCAGTTAACCCATGCGAAAACAGCATATCATTTAAATTAGTAAGCATACCTAAACCATATGCATCTCCCATTGCATAATCCGGTCGGAAATATTGCCAGAATCCAAATAAATCCCGCATTACCACTGCATCATCAGTACCTGCAGGCCATGTTTTAACAAATGGAAAAGTAACAAAATTACCAATCTGTTCACAAACAACAAGAGCCGACTTCGAAGCATGAGCACTTTCACCGTGACCTGAATGATCGTAACCAAAACTCAGCGACCCGCGCTTCTTATAACGGTTACCTGGTAAAGGAGCAGCGGGCTGCAAATTAGCTGATAAACCTACAGCCATAGCCCGTCTGATATATTTTTCCCAGATGTGGTTTTGTGCTGCAGCATTAATGCATAAAAATTGCCGGATGTACTCTGCTTCAGGTAACTGGTTTTGCATTTCTGTAACGAAAGCTTCATTTAAAATACCCAGCTCCATACCCAGATATACATCTACAGTAGGCAATATCCGATAACCACCTGTATCAATCAGCTGAGACAGTACATCAGCACCCTTATACACACCTGTAATACGAATTTGAGGGTCAAAACTAATCCGCTGATCCACACCCAGCCGCCGCGCAGAACCAAGCATAGGTAAGAATCTGGAAAACAGTCGTTCGGACGGCATATCATCAATTTCCTCAAGACTGCCAATACTTAGACCGTCACCATCAATCTGGCTCATAATACCGTAGCAAATAGCCTTACTGCCGTTATAAAACTGATACTTTGTATCAGCCATCTGCCTACGTCCATTTTTATATCCTATCCAGCCTGACAAAATCGCACTTCGCCTGATAGCATCAAGGTGATACATGATATTTGTCTGGCTTTGCTGCAAACGCGGAGCAACAATGCCCTCCTCCTGAAACGGAGTTGTGGCCAGATATTCCAGACAGTACATCTCTTTGACAGCAGTTTTACCGGTACGACGACAGGAAAAATCTACAGTGTTTCGGTGCATGTCCATTTCAACCATTTTTAACACCTGCATAGGATCCAGATCCACGTTATGGACATGTTTATGCCACAGAGCATGCGGCTTAATACCAGTATCAGAATCAGGTAAAGCAAACCGCATAATTTCCTTTTCAGCACGGTGTTGTAATTTTATTCGCTGAACAGCCGAACTCATGAGTAATTACCTATTTCCTTTATAAGGATTTCAAGTTTTTTCAGCCATGCCTGCTCACAAGCTTCACATGACCAGCCATACCGCAGCAGTTCGTCTTTTGTCAGTTCTTTACCACATCCTCCGCAATGGCTATCAGTCATTTTTCCTCACCATTTTGCTGCCGGTATTCAATAAGCACAGGATCCTTATCACGCCGGGCATTAGCCTTTTCAGCTAAGTTAGCAAGCCTTTCAATAGCTGCCGCACTACGGTTTTGATACTCTAATAAACTTTGCTGATTAGAATCATTAACAACCAAATTACCTAGTTTTTCCTCTTCATCCTGAATAACTTTCGGAGTCATACCCATATCAGCCAGTGACATACCGTTTTTACTTAAAAAGTCCTGTAAACTACGAAGTAGAGGATGAGCATTAACTTCATAGATAACCTTCATCTCCCCTGTTTCATAATCCAGATATTCCCCAATTACTACATTACCGTCTTTATCCAGCTTCCATGCCGGAGAACGTAAAGTTACCCCGTCAGCAATAATTGTTTGTAAAACCTGCTGCACAATAGCAGTGATAGCAGACTGAATTTCAGAATAAATAGGAGTTAAATGTTTTGGGTCACGCTGCTCAAATGCAGCATGATGTAGCATAAATAACTGAGTTTGCTGCTGACATGCAGGTTGAGAACGACAAAAATCACGGTCAATCTGACAACTTTTACAAGCAGGGTACCCATCGGGCTTACTAGGAAAATAACGTGCCACACGCGCGTTCATTCCGTGCTTGAGTGCATTAAATCTCGTGCGCTTAGCCTCTTCAGGTGTAGGGTGTCCACTTAAATTCTTACTTACTGCAGCCTTGCCCGCTGCTGTAACTGGACCTGTCGCCTTAGACCACGCCTTCATCAAATTACGATGAAAAGGAGCCTGCCCACACATCTCGCCACATTTTGGGCATGGTGCGCTATATCTATATGGATGCCATTCACACTCTGGATCATCAGTAATCTCCGCCGGCATACATTCAAAATTATGTCTGCACTTGGAACAGCGGAAAGTAACTTTATCAAGAGATTCAGATAAATCAGATTTATTCATACTGGGCATTTAACTGCCAAATATGAAGACAAACTAGGGGGAATTTTTGACAAAAATATGTTATTAGAATAATTATGCAGCTTTTCTCCAAAACTGCGCTGGTAATTCAATTTTCATTATTTTGGTTCGTAGTAACGACATGTCGGCGTGCCATTCGTTCTTACTATGAACCGCTTTTGCATTCACAATCCGTTCGGGTAAATAGTTTATAACTATTTCATCATCAAATACTTCAATACTCTCTATAAATGATTGTAATAAAATCCTTATTTTTCGTACATTCTTTATATTTGTTATGATATCCCGCAGAGCTTTAACAGCTGAATCAATTTCAATACCAGAAGGCTCGACAAAGACAGGTTCAGCAGATATTTTTTCCTGTTCAATTAATAGAGCTCTTTCTCTTTCATCATAATTTGATATTCGTTTCATAATTGAACTTACTTCATCTGAACCGTTCTCAATTGCATTTATTAACGTATCACGTTTACGCTTGACATCGTTCAGCTCATTCTTAACGAATTCAATTCGCTCTTTTCGTTCAGAATTTTTTTCAGCATGGATATTGTACATTTCTGTCAGAAATGCTTTAACCATATCTTGTGTTAATAACTTATCTACAACCATTTCAAGTAGATATTTATCAAATTTATCAGCTGCTATACGACGAGATTTACAACTATATCCTTTTCTAAATCGATTACAGTTGTAATAACTATAAATACGATTACGTCCAGTGGCTGTTTCTATTACTAAAGAGGAATGACAATTACCACACCTCAGTAAACCTGTAAAAAAGAACGTACTGCTTGGACTTCCAGCCTGAGTCAGACGTGGAGAAAAGCGGCTTTGAACCTTTTCAAAGATATGTTTATCAATTATTGGCTCATGCGTTTCTTTTACAATCCAGTCTGTTTCTGGATTTAGCTTCCGTTTAGTTGTTCGATTAAATATAGTTACCCCAATATATTTTTCATTCTTCAATATCCGGGTGAGACTTGGAGCCTGAAACTCTACACCTCTAAAGGTAATACCGGCATTATTTAAATCACGACAAATACTGATAGCACTTTCCCCATTAGCAAAGCGTTTAAATATTTGTTGAACTAGACCAGATTCAGTCGGATCCGGAACCAGTTTTTTGCGTTTATCAACCATTAATACCTTATAACCTAGCGGTATTCGCCCACCATTAAAAAAGCCCTCATCTGCGTTCTTCATCATCGATCTCTTTGTATCACGGCTGACTTGTCTTGAGTAATGCTCATCCATTATTTCCAGTAAAGATTCAGTAAACCAGCCTTCATCTGTATCGCTATTGATTGACATTGATGCGTAAACTAAGCGCGTACCTGATTCCTTCAGAAGCTGCTTATAACTTGCAGCATCAATTTTATTTCTTGCAAAACGTGAAGTAGACCAGACAATAAAAAAGTCGACATCATTATAGGCACAATAATTAATCGCACGTTGAAAGGCATGACGCTTAATGGCACTTGTTCCTGTAATACCATCATCACGAAAAATCTGTACAACAGCTGCGCCTAATTCAGCAGCTTTATGCTCACATTGCTCAATCTGAGCATCAATAGATACACCATCATCGGCTTGGCGCGTGGTACTCACACGTGCATAAATAATCGCCTTTTGCATGCTACTTTCTACTTAATCTGGATATATACGAATGATGTAAACGCTCGCCAAACTGATCAGCCACAACTTTGGCAATTTCTTTGACCGGCATTCCATCTGCGGCCAAGGATTTAATCAAACGCGTTCGTTCAAATCGTAACCAAGAGTTAAAACCACGAATATGCAGGTTTATTGCGCCGCTGTCACTATGTGTGCTTTCATCTCTGTCAAGAATATCCCACATTTTTAGAAAATTATCGACCCCAATAGCCGCCGCAATTTTTTGCAGTGTTGCATTCAGCCCTATTTCACGAAGAAACAGTAAGCGCGGGTCTTTTTTTTGCGACAAATTCGGTTTTTTGAGTTCTGAAAACCTGTAAGTCTGTAGGTACCCACCCTCTGTCGGCGACAATGTTGAGCCTGTCTGCCGACCCCCCACCCGTTTGCCAGATTTATGACAATGTCCTTTAATACTCATTATGCTATTGTCCTATTCAGTGTAGTAATCTTCACATATTTGTTGTCAGGTAATTAGGGTGCATAGTAATCGAGAGGAGTATTACTTAAGGGATTATAAAAAAGTTGTGCAATTTTGGCTTGTTCAGTTCGCATTTCCATATTAAAACCATTCATACAAAGCACATCTTTGTGTTAACTAAGTTCGCTTTTTATTCTTATGCGAACTATTAAACATCATATCTGAAACTCAAAATATAATCTAATTTTTGATATGACAAATAAATAACAGACTAAATCTCTCAATATGATAAATGCATAATAGGATAAATCTCATAATATGATAAATGCATATTTTGTTTTAGGCCGTTTTGATGGCCAGTTTGCGGAATTCACAACGGCATTGAGGGGCGCCCATCTTAACAGTAAATCAGATTCACACACTATGAGTTGTAAGAATCTAATGAAGCGAAAATGTGACTTCATCTTTTCCTTTCTAATTTTCCGATTAACTCTGAAACTGGAGTTTTAATTTTAGTTAATGGATTTGATCGGTCGACATCTTTAGTCAATTTGCGTGTAGCTAAATGTGTGTATATTTGTGTGCTGCGCGGATCTGAATGTCCCATTAGCTGCAATCGCACTGGTTCATTTACGTCGCTTTCTGCCAGTTCAGTACCATAGAGGTGTCGGGCTGCATGCGGGTGAAGCTGAATACTTGGAATACCTGCAGCCAGACCATGTTTCTTCATAATCTGATAGACGCCACGGGCTGTAAGACGTCTGTTTTCTCCATGATATTCATGTGCAGGGCATTTTTTATTGCCAAGGCTGATAAATAAAACACTATCTCCAGAGGGTAATGTCCGGTCAATCTGTTGCAGTTCAGGAGCTTCAAGATAAATCCGGAGAAGTAGATCTGCCTCTTTAGGCATGGGCAGGATACGTTCCTTATCGCCTTTCTCAAGGGTACGTAACGCTAAACGTGGCTCATTTTCGATAACTTGAGTAATCACATTGGATTCATTTAATGAGACGATTCCGGTAACACGTAAACCACAACCCAGCATAACGGCGAATAGCGCGCTATCACGCAGCCCGGAGAAAGTAGACAGATCAGGTTGCCACATTAGTTTTTCGGCGTTCTCTAGGGTCAGAATTTGCGGCAATCGCTGCCCGGAGCGCGGGTATTTAATATTATCAGCAGGATTTTCGCTGATATAGCATTTAATATTAGTCAGCCAGGCATAAAATTCTCGTATGCAGGCTATATATGGCCGGCGGCTAATAGGTTTCAAACCTTGCTTATGTAAATAGGGACCTGTGAATAACAATAATTCATCATTGGAAATATCTACAGGATCTCTTTCGCTAAGCCACTCATCATATTTCTCAAGTACATCGTGATAAGATTTAATTGAACGTTCTGCCAAGCCATCGTTATGTGATTTATAAATTAAAAAATCTTCAAAAATTCGCTTCATTCAGGGACCACTAGCAAAATAACTTATTAAATCGTGGAATGAATAATATTTCCACACAATAAATATAAAAAACAATTGGTTATATTAAATAATATTCCACCAAAACGGGAAAACTCATTTTTCATTTTGTGGACTATTTTTTAAGCAATGCATTTTAACGTGGATTGCCTATTATGTATTTTCATCGCCTTATTATCTTTATC